TTACCCAGAACCGATGGGGGTTTGGGAAATTCTGTGGATTCCCCTTTCACAATTCTTAAAGTTCTATCATCACAAGCAACAACCGAATCTACTCTGGGTAGGTAATATTCATATGATAGTTTACTAGATTCTAGACCGGTTTTTGATGGCAAACCAAAAAATTGATATATTTGATCATTTTCATGTTTTTTAACCAGTGTTTGGTTTGATACTGCTACTGGCCTAAAATCAATAAATTTAGATAGACGTCTTCTCTTGCCAGACCCCGGATCGGTATATACTGGTATGTTGTCATATGTTGTAGATGTATCATTCATATATGAATCGACCGTGACCGGGCCAGATCCGGAATGTGAATAATAGTCATATGTAACTTGTATATAATAATCTCCTTCTGATGTTCCATTTAGGCTATTTACTGGTATAATAACAGAAGATATCATAAATCTATCGTCTCTTTGACCATCGTCTATTATTACATCGTCCATACTAAGAGAATTGCTACCAGAATTTAAATCGACAATAGAAGAGACAGAAACTAAGTGAGCGTCTTTAAGATAAAACTTGAGATATCCATTTTCTTCATAACTTTCATTTCTAGTTATAGAAATGGTTTTTCCTTGGTTTTTTACCAAAGATCTATAAATATTTTCTCCACTAGGTCTTGTTGAAGAATCATCTTTCACAGAAGCAACTATTGTTATCACCTGCCCCCCAACACCGGAAAAGTTATTTTCTTCGGTGTTGTTTAATGTTGTTAAAACTAATTCATTAATAATACTGTTAGAAACAGAAATGTTATATTTGTTCGGTTTTAAAATTGTACATATAGAATCATGAACACCCGAATCTGTACTATTGCCCATAAAAACAGTATATTTGCTATCTTCGGTAGAGACATATGGTAAGTCGGAACCATCAAAACCTTGTTCACCTTTAAAAGTGAAAACACTGGTTCCTGACTCATCAGAAGTTACTGTATGCTTAAGCATAACTTTTCTTACTATTGTACTGTTATAATCCCCTGATTTAACAATACCATTAGATGTCAGCTGTCTATTATTGGTTACAGGGAAAACTAAATCCCCATTACCGTCGGTTCCTTCTGGTGCACCACCAGTATTACCTTGTTTTAGGTAAAGTCTTATGGGTTGTGCACCATAATCTTCAGTTCCATAGATAGTTGGTGAAGTTGAATCATGTAACCAGTGAATAGGATGAATTATAACTGGACTGAGTGTTTCTGCACCGCTTATGGGTGTGTAATTAAATACATGCATTTTAATATAACTAACACCATCAACATTTACAATATCACCAAAACATTTTAGTTGAAATGTACCACAAAGAATTGATTCATCGCCCGTGCCTGCAGTATAAGCACCCCACAAATGTCCTGTGTGGGGACCATTATAGGAGTCTACTCCATTAAGACCAACATGATCATCTAAATCCACGGCGGTTGTTTCATTGTCAGTGGCCACTATTTTACCTAAAATGGGGTTTTCATTACTAGCATTATCATCATCAAAATCATCCAATTTAACAAGATAGTATGGACCCAAATTTGTGTTCAGGTTTTCATTAAATGTCTTTGTTGTATCCCTTGTTTTATCCAATTCCATGTATGATGGAGATATAATGTCCATTTCATATCCACCAACATAAGATCTGTGTGGGGATATTGCTAAAGCAAACTTATTTTCATCATCTGGTGGACTAAAAAATTTGGAATGAATATAGGGTGTTGCAGATGGTGGTGTGACAGTGTAGTTACCACTTTCATCATATGTACGTCTAGCCAAAGTATTTTCGATTTCATTATAATCAGTGTATTTTACTTTCTTAGTAACAGCACCGTTAACCAGTCTTATGAGTTCAATAAAGGGTCTATCTCCAAAATTAGAAAACGATAAACCGGATGCATCGCCAATGTCAGCAGTAAATCCTATAAAATCCAAATCCAAATCAATTTTAAATCTATCTGCGCCTGGTGCGTTATGATTATAAAAACCAGATGCGGGATCTCTTAGAGAGGGGTCTGCTTCATCTGTGATAATTTCATTTTTTGCTCTAAAACCAACTGCTGCTGAGGGTGTTTTAAATATTCTTTCATCACCATCTTGAAAGAATGGAGTAACTGTTTGTTTGATTGTTTTAACAAAATAACCATTAATGTAGTATATACCTTCATCCACGGTTATACTTATGGCGTCTGTTCCTGACGCTGTGCTTCCCGGATTAACACTGAAATTTATTCCGGGATGATTATCACCAGTGGTTTCAATTTCAGAGCTAGCACCAAAAGCACCAGCAGTTTCACTGGTATATATTATAACCTGCGAGCCTTCGGTATCATTTTTATTTAATGTTTCTATAACTCTACCTGAAATATCACCACTAAAAATTTTTACACCAACTAATGAAGATAATTCGTCATCGGTTAGACCTGAAGTTCGAACATAGTTGGATCTAAAATCAGCAATTCCACCACCAGCAACAATAGAGCCATTTTCAAAAACGTTATTACCGATTCTTTCTAGTTGGACCTGAAGAAAGGATTGTAATTGAGTAAGTTCGCGTGCTTGTATAGCAACACCAGGCTTAAATAAAGCCTTTAAAAATCCCTTGTTCTCATCATAATCATCATAATAGGGATTGGTATTAAACAGAGTTGTTAATTGAGATGCTGGCATTATTTACTCCATTATAGATTTATAAAAAACCTAATTTCTTCTTCTTGTTCGAAAGTTCTAACCACTGGGGTAGTATTTTCTGCTATGATGATGCGACCAGAACCTTTAACAAGCTCTGGTCCTTTAATATTATTTATAGTGTATGTCGAGGAACCGATTGTTACAATTTCATTGTTTACAAAACCGTTTAATGGCAAAGTGCCACCAGAGTCTGATTCTCTAATAAGGTTTGAAATTAAAATGCTACCACTGGTTCCTGTCGCACCAAAGAATGGTATCCACTGAACGATATTTGCGGTTGCACCACTGGCCCCAGAAATTAAAGAATCTTTTGGTATACTATCTCTATTTAAAGTGTCATCGCTTGTTATTCCAGCAGAAATAGTCATTCGGTATGTTTTATCTGTGGCTGGTAGTGTTTGTTCTTGATATGCCACAAAACCAGACCCAACCAAAGAATTATTGAAAACTCCCAGACCTTTATCTCTAATTCCTAAAACTTCTTCACTGTTTTTGAAATTACCTTTCAGATTTTTTAGTCCTAGAAGAACACTTTTTTGTTCAGACCCACCAATGGAGGCTGTTTCTACTGTTCCACACGCATTGGTTTCTTTTCCAATAACAAAATCACCATTTTGGAATGATGTTGTAAAGAAAATACCCCCTGTGGGTGCATTTACACTCATCATAGTCGATGTAGTATCGTAAACACCTGCAACGAGTCCTTCATTCGTATATCCGGTGGATACCAAGGGATCTGCTAAAATACCATACTGTCTATAATCGTTAAAAATTGGAGCGTTACCATCTTCGTCTTTTTGGATTCTTATAACCACAAGCATTTTGGTTGGTCTAATTTCATCTAAAAGACTATGTCCATGCCCGCCCTTAGGGGAAACATAAGGTGTTATAGTGTAATTATCACCAGCTGCAACAGGTGTAACTTCTGCTTTTACTTTCGTATAACCATAATCGGGGTTTATAATATCGATTTCATCGAGTGAACTGTCACCTTCATTAATTATACCAATAGCAGAAGCATTATAACCATCTCCAGTCATACCAACAAATGGACAAATATGATATCTACTAGGATTAGCATCACTTTTTTTATTAGGTGCAATTTCAAGTGCTGGGGCTACAGTTATGGTTTTTGTTGTGCCATCATAATCGGTAATTTTTCTGACAGATCCTGCGCCAGCACCAGATTTGATATAAAGTGCATATCCATTGTATGTGTCATTAAAAGGTGATGAATTATTAAAAACATCAGTTTCTTGGGCTGCTGTAGCAAGTTGTATTTCTGTGGTTGATACAGTCACGGAGTCCGATAAAAGGTATCCGTCGTTAATATCGGGCCTTTTATTAAAGGGTTCTGCTGGTAAATCACTATCTTCTAAAGAAGGATACTTGCCCCCACCAGACAAATTATTAATTTTTATAACATCTAAAGCACCATCAACAGCATTGTTTTTAACATCATATCTAAACTGTCTTTCATCATTATATCTAGATTGTAACCCACTAACCAAATCCACTTCAACTAATGGTATATGAGTATCAGTTATGAATTCCTGTAAATTATCAGGAATTTTATACATCAATTTATAATCATAAGAATCAACATTACTACCAAACAAATTTGTGGTGTAATTATTTGTGAAATCTGTTTGTGTTATTGCTTCTAAAGAGTTGCCATTTTTCAAAACTTTATAAACATAACCTTCATCGGTGTTAAAAATAAACCTATCACCATAATAGTCTGTATCACTCAAAGCGGCAGCCAATGTCATCCCATTAGTATGACTGAGTTTATCCACCATGAAAATCACTTTAGCAGATGATATTCTTTTTGCACCAAGCATATTTTCCCAGATAGAAAGATCTTCATTTGTTGTTTCTGATATTGTTGGTGGAACATTTTCATCGGACCAAGGTAAAGGTTTACCAAAATACAAAAAATAGGATCCGTCTTCACCGGATCTAAATGATTTTGCAAGTTTATCAAGAAGATGTGTTTTAAAAAGCTGACGCATTATGCTGGGTTCTCCCTAATAAAATCTCCTATTTGTATATAGGCAAATTTGGGGTCTTCTATGGTTGGTGGGTCCCATGAATGTACACTTCCAGAACTTCCAAGAATTAACTCACCATCAGAACCATATATTTTAAATATACCATTTTGCACACCATCAGTATCATAATCTATGAAGTCTTGTTGAGAAATAGTTTTAACTGCTAAATGACCAGTTATTGGCCCGTCTGCCCAATTATAAATACTTTCCACCACACCAACTGCGGGTGGAGAATAATCCCATATTTGCTGTTCTACTAAATCACCCACTTGTATTTGGCCGTGTTCTGAATAAGAAATATCAGTAAAAGACAAATTCCATTTGTTAAATGAAACATCCATTGATTCCCCACCAAAAATGTGTGTAGCACCTCTATGGGTAGGATGGGGGTAGACAAACCAACCCATTGTGGGTCCAGAAAATGTTGATCCAGACAAAGATCCATTTACAACATCGTATTGTTCATAAAAATCTGCTCGGTTTAAATATCCGGTGCTACCATCATTGTAAACACCAATAGCACCCAGACCACCGCCCACAGTATGTCCAAGTTGACCCCCCAATGTTGATCCCAGTGCACCAGTCATACCAACTATATGCTGATCAGAACCGCCTTCAGAAACAACCCCGGTGAAGTCCGATATTGTTCCTGTCTGACCATTGAATCCAATTGGGTATAAGTCTATTCCCTGAACGTTATATCTTAAATTTTGTGTAGAACCAAATGTGTATGGAGAATAATGTCCAACTAATGGTATTTCATATTTTGTTGGTCCACATGAGCCATGGGATGCAGAAAATTCTTCACTTGATATTAAAAGATATCGACCAAATGGTTTCAAACCAGCAGGGTGTACTAGTTTTCTTAACAAATCAATATAGTCTAATATGCCTTTTTTGGTTCTAATTACATAAGAAAATTCCTGATAATAGAAGTTATCTTGTATGTAACTTCCTGATGATAGTCTGCCAACTTCACCTTCATAATATGGTCTTAAATCTATAGAACCATGCCCCCCAGATACATCAAGAGTTGCACCATCTCCTTCTCTAGAATCAATTATTACACTATACGTGGAGCCTGATTTTTTGCTGGCTCTTAATCCACCATCCAGTATTTTTACACCAGTAATTGTTCCTGATGAATTAACAGCACTAATTTCCCCCCTGAAACCATCAAAATCATATGCAGGGCCAGTTCCTGTTATTGATATACTATCCCCTATTTTATAATTGGTTCCGCCAGTTGAAATACTTAAACTCCCAATAGCGGGGATTATATTTACATTCACATCACCATTTGGTCCGGAAATAATTGCCGGATCACCTTCTTCAAATAATCCATATATACCAGATACCTCAATATTATAAACAGGACCAGTTTCTTCTAAGACCCAATTAATATTTTCAACAGCACCAGACGCAATCAGTCTACCTTCTCTATATTGATTTATGGGTCTACCAAACAAACCAGACCAACTACCAGAAGTTATTCCGGAAATATCACCTTTTATTAGACTTCTTTCAACATATCTACCATCGGAAGTTTTCATTAAAGTTAATTTTGGATAAAACAACTCTATGTCTACATTAAACAACATTCTGAAAAAGAATTTTAATGAATCTTTTGTACCTTTTTTCTGATAAAAGTCTATCATACTTGGAATAACACTTCTTAGATCGGCACCACTCTGTAAGTTATCTGGTAAAAATGGTGCGTATGTAGACAAAAAATATGGAATAAAACCATCCAAAGTTTTGTCTATATCAATATATTCACCAAATCGTCTTGAGATATATGTCGGATTTCCAGACTTTTCCAACCATTCATATTATGCTTTAATAAAGTCTGTAAATACTGAATGGTCTACTGCAATAAATTCTGGTAATTTAGAACTTATAAACGGTGATATTGGTCTTTCACGTTCTCTATCAACTTGGGGAAATGTGATATTAATACCACCTGTTCTGACAGGTGGTATTGGATCATCCGCTCCATCAAATGCCGCAAGAGAGTTCAAGAGATCATTTATATCAAATGGATCATCTGGAGAAGTATCATCTTCTCCAGACGGTGGCAGGTTCAAATTATATAATGGAAGTACCATTAGTTACTACTAATACCTCCACCAAGACCACCAGATAGATCTGGTGTTATGTCGCCCGTGATACTTGTTCTGGTTTTTGTTAGTTTTTCTCCAGTAGAAGTACCAACAAATCTACCACCCGGACTGGAATATGCTGTTAGACTAAGAGACGTTGGATCGTTTTCGTCTAGTATTAAAATCACATCATTGATGCTTAAAATATCTTGAGATGCAGGAACAATAGCAAATCTGATTTCCGGATAAGAACCAGTTGATAGAAATTTTATTCTATCAATAAACATAATACCGTTATTATAATCAACAGAACCAATAGATTTATCTTTTACATATAAACCATTTGGTTCTTTCTTTTTGAGAATTAAAGATTGACTACCATTATCTTCTATAATACCAGACTGGGTGGTATTGGATGAATCCTTGTAGGTGAATTCGCTTGTTCTAATTACAGACTTATGACCATCGTGTGGATGATGTATGGGGTTAGAAATAGAGATCCTATATGTAGAATTGACTCCGATATTCGGTTTTAGTCTATATTCTAGGGTGATATTGGTTTGATTACCAAGAACACCTTGATCAGTGTCATCAATCATTTTCATTAATTTAGAAAATCGAACACCACTTTCGAATCTTTCTAATTCATTGTTGGCATAGTTGATTAGTGTAGTTTTTGCTATAGCAACAATTTCATCAGGAGTTAAAGTAGTAACATCCGTGTCCACTTCAATATCTGATTTTATTTTAAAATAAACATAAGATGGATCTATCACTTTTGCATTTACAGCCACAATTCCTTTGGAGTTTAAAATCAGATTTTCTATTTCTCTTTTTGTGTTGTCTGTTATCATTGTTCCAGAATTTGGCTTAACAACAACAAGAACTCTTCCATATTCTGGTGGGTTTGCTTGCTCTCCACCATATACATTTAGGGATGAAATAGATGGGAAATTTTTTTGTAGTATTGATTTGTAGTCAGATGCTGTTACTGCTCTATTTTGAGAAGCAAAAAACATTGGTGCATTAAATCTGATTGAATCCGCAGACTCTCTCAAAGATCCACCTTGTGCTTCGTAAACAACCCTCACCTCCGATATTAATCCAGAAGATGTTGAAAATACACGATTTGATGATTTATCGGACGCACCAACACCGTTTGTGTTTGGTCCTGTGGTGATGAGATATTCAACAGAAATTAAATTCCCATGTTCAAGTGCTTTCCCCAAAACACCCTCACCAAATCTGATTTCTAAACGACCTTCGGTATTTTCCACAATTCTATAAATTTTAGAATTGGGTCCAATCTCTGTTATATCAGTTGCCTCTGACCATTCATCACTATAACCAGAAGAATCAGAGGTGGATTTTTGTATTCTAACAACAATAGTAGTTCTATCCACATTTTTTTGTGGCAGTATAAATGCTTGTCCCAAATGACTTTCATCGTATATAAATGATTGACTCATTATTGCGCCTTCATATATCACTAGATCAGTCACATGGGGTGTATCTGTTGATGTTAAATTTGCATCCGGACTTACTGTTGCGGCCTTTAAATTAACAAATTGATGATTTATATTATTATAAGAAACAGTAAATTTTGTCCCTTTTGGTATTATTGTATTAGAAGTTGGATTATCCAAAACCAAATCAACAACTGCTCTGGCTGATGTTATAGATCCTGGCTGATAGCCAAGATGTTTTGCTAAAGATGCAACAGAACTTCTTTTTACGGCACTATCCATGAACATCTCATTAGCAACCATGTTATTATAAAATCCCATATAGTGGGTATTATATGCCAATAAATCTAGTAAAATTGAAAGTGCAGACCCATCGAAATTATAGTCTTTAAATGTTTGTTGTCCTCTAAGATAATCTTTTAGATTGTTCTTGATTCCATCAAAATCTAATGAACTAACTCTAATATTTGAATTTCGTGCCATTATCTCAATCTTTCTAATTGCACCGAAACTCTATGCGAATCCGGCTGATTTATTATCCTATAGTATATAGTCACTGTGTAGGCATTTCCGTCTATGTTTGCTAAAACAACCACATCTTGTAATATTATACGCGGTTCATATTGCTTTAAAACATCCACAATTTCTTGCCTTATGATATAAGCAGTCATTGGTGTAACAAGCTCAAATAAACATTTTCTTATATTACAATAAAGATTTCCCCTAAAAGGTCTTTCATATCTTGATATTAATACAAGATTTCTAACTGAATCATTAATAGCATCTTTTCCATGCACCAAAGAAAGATCACCGCTATTTGGATGCCTGAAAAAATTGAGATCTAAATCTGTGTAATTAGGCATTGTGTCCCTCGTGCAGATGTGGTTCTATTTTTCTTGAGCCTTCTTCTATAGACATTATTATTACTTCGTCACTTATATGTTCTACTTTATTCCAATCAGTCCACTCAGTCAAAATCATACCAATGGTATTGTTGTCTCTAACACTTTTAACGGGGTAAAGAGCAAACACTAAAGAACCCGTATTCTCTAAATGTCTTTTAAAACTGCTATCTTTTAAATCATTAACTAGTCTGGGGCATGCATCATTTTCTGATAAAATACCCAGAAGATCAAGGTACTGGGTCATAAGGGTGTCTTGTCTTTCTTTGTGTGTTTCTGAAACACCAACATCACAAGACTCATGGGTCAAAGAAAATTTTTTGATGCTAGCACCATCCAGATATGTACCACCATTATGAAATTGTAAAAGACATGCACGACCACAATCCAAAACTATTCGCATTTCTGCTAGGCTGTCTTGTATTTTTTGGTTTTTTTCTCTGAAATGATTACATGTGGGATTCCAATTTTTGGAAATGCGTTTTATGATTATCATACGAATGATAGGATACACCATAATAAATCCAGCAATGAGTGCTAATGCAGCCATACCCATTTCCATCCATGATCCCATGATATCAATATCCCAAAATCTATTATTTAATTCTGTGGTAGTAATAGTACTCAACTAGTTCGCTCCAGTTTTCTATGCTATTTTAACATTATTTTTAATTTCTTCTGCTAGTGTGTTTGCTGCTGTGTTTATTCTTTCGCTAATACCACTTGTTATTTCTCCGACTTTATCATCTAAAATTCCACCTGCTGTATCCTGTAAATCTGTTAGCACATTTTTAAATGATCCCTGAACTAAGTCACCAACATTTAAATCACCACTAAGTATGCCTGTTAAATTACCAATATTTGCTATATCACCAATAGAACCACCAATAGTTTCTGTAATATCACCAACAATACTTGAAGCAAGAGAATCAATATCACCAAATGCTCCACCAGCCAAATCACCTAAATCACCCAGTGAATCAAATGCTCCACCAGCAAGACCTGCAATTCCTCCAAGTGCTCCACCAGCAAGATCTTCTGCAAAACCACCCAGATCACCTAAGGCCCCACCAAGATCACCAATCACACCCCCCGCTAAATCACCAAGATCTCCTAGTGCTCCACCAGCAAGATCTTCAAGGCCACCCATGACATCACCAAGTGCTCCACCGGCTAAGTCACCCAAACCGCTTGTTATATCTCCAAGTGCACCACCGACTACGTTATTTAGACCACCGGCAATATCGCCAAGACCACCGGCAATATCA